ACAACTACCGGACGCTTTGCCTGCGGTGCCACAAGTGAGCGACCGCCGAGCTGGCGCACCGACGGAGACGCCAGAAGGAGCTGGTCTGATGCGCATCCGCATCGAAGCCGACGACGGCACCGCGCTTGGCGAGTTCGTGACCCTGCGCCCGTCCGGTGAGCACCCGCCCGACGTGGTGTTGTACCAGGGCACGCCCTACAGGCTGCGGCCTGAGCGGTGCAGGCCGGGAGCCGCCGAAGGAGCGGGCACGGCCCAAGCTGGGGCTGGTGTCGTGATGACGAAGCATCCGGGGCCGTGGGGAGTAAAGACCGGGCAGTCCGATCAACATGGATGCCCGGGCGAGATCCACAGCAACCGCGGCGAGAAGGTCTGCTGGGTGGGCGGCGGCGGAAGCTCAAACAGCATCCAGTTTGCCGACGACGAGGTGAAGCGACTGATCCTTGCCGCGCCCGAGCTGCTGGAGGCGCTGCACGACGCGCTCGACCACTTCGTGCCCACGTCGAGCGAGGGACAGGAGGCGTTGGTCAAAGCGTGTGCGCTCATCGCGCGGATTGAGGGGCGGTGATGGGGTTTGTTCACGTCGACGACGTCCCGTTCCCAGAATCGAAGTGGAGGGGCGGACGCGCGATTCACATTTACGCCTTGGTTGACCCAAGATTTGACGACGTTCGGTATGTAGGCGCGACGTCAAGGTCGGTGGAGACGCGCCTGTTCGAACACATCGAGAACCCCACGAACCGCCGAACCCGCGTATGGATTCGCGGGCTACAAGATGCCGGCGAGTGGCCAGAGGTCGTGACGCTACAAACCGTCTCGCGCGGGTGGGAGCGCGCCGAGATGGAGTGGATCGCGTGGTTTAGGGCCAGGGCCGATCTGCTGAACGTCGACGACGGCGGGAGGCTGTTCGAAGACGGAACCGGCTGGGACGACATCAAGCGGGAGAAGGCTCGCGCGTATTTGGCGACAGCCGTGGCGCACGCCTCAAGCGCTCGTCCACCGACATGCGCGCAGGACCACAGGACGGAAGGTCAGAAGCGCAGCGATCGTAGGGCAGCGGAGAGGAACATCAGGAAGGCGGAGCGCTTTGTCGCGAGCCGAAACGGGGCCGAGTTGGTGAAGAGGCAAGAGAAGGCGCGCCTTGCGGTGAGCATCGAGCCTCGGATCGTTCGTCGCTTGAAGCCAGCGGCTGTCTAAGATCTTCTGCGCGCACGCGTGATCAGAAGGGACCACGCTTCATGGAACGTGTCTGTACCCTGGATTACGAAAGGCACAAAAGCGCAATGAGAATCGACCGACCCGGCGCGCCGCACGCCAAATCGCTCACGTATTGGGCGTTTGCCAGTTTGGCAGCAGCGGTTTGGAAAGTGACGTTCTGGCACTGGCGGGTGACAAATAGTCGTTGACATCGTGCCAATCTGGCGCAACCCTGCATACAGGGATGGCCAATTTGGCAGCAAAGGACCCGGCGTATAGCGGCCCCGATGCCGCGTCCCGGTTTCGCCCTGGGCGGTCTGGCAATCCCAGTGGGCGCCCGTCGACAGCGTGGCTGCGCGAGGAGCTGGACGCGGCGACCGACGCGCACGCCGACGTCAAGCGCTTCGCCGACGCCACCGGCAAGCAGGGCGTGAGCATCCGCAAAGCCATGGCGGCGCGGCTGCTCCAGATCGCATTCACCGACGAGGCGATCGTCATCGGCAAGGACAGCGACGGCGAGCTACTCAAACGCGTCAGCTCCCGCGAGTCACTAGAGGCCATCAAGATCCTGTGGGCGTACGCCCTGGGCAAGGCGCCGTCCGACCCGGAGGAGATGCTGCTCAAGCTCGCCGAGCATCTCCGCAGCGTCGCCCGTGACCAGGTCGAGATCGGTCGTGGCTTCCTCGGTAAGCGCCTCGAAACGATGAAGGATGAGGAAATCGCCGCGTTCTGGCGCCTCTGCGAGCGCGACCCGCAGCAGTTCATCGTCGCGGCAATCGGCGCGCTGGCGCAGGCCAATGGCGAAGCGCCAACGCCCGCACAACTTCCGCCGCCCCCCGCACCGGAAAGCGCCCTCCCCAATCCAACGGGCCAGGAACCATCAAACGACGCGGACTCGGGCGGCACCTATTCGCAGACGGACGCGGAAGGGGGTGAAGGATGAACGACGATCCGCGCGACTTCGTGCTGGGGAAGTTCACGGCAGACCCGGTCCCGCTGTCGGGGTACGTGCGAACCGAAGAGCCCGGCGGCGTCGTGAAGTTCTCGCGACGCCTGAGCAACGCGGAGGCGGATCGGTTCTTTGATGCGGCGACTGCGGCGTGTCGAGAGGTGGCGAAGTGATCCGCATCGAAGCCGACAGTCTGGACGAGTTGCGCGCGTGGTTTGCCGAGGCCCCGCCGACTCACCGCCTGGCCGACGCTACCGTGCGCAACCAGCTTGAGATGATTCGTGAGCACGTGGCGACGCTTGACGTGCTGTCTCCCACAAACGATGCGTTGCCTACCGTGCTCGTGCCGGGCGGGACGGTGCGCGTGGGCGAATGGCTGCTTGTGCTGCGCGCGTTGGTGGCCAAGCCATGACCCGCCCCGCCTCCGTCTCCACCTACGGCGCGCTCCAGACGTGGCACCGTGGCTGCTACCCGCTGGAGGCCGCGCTGATTCGCGACGCCGAGGCCGTAGACGCGCGAGACGAGGCAAGCCGGGGCGTGGCCGCCGAGGCGGAGGAGACGCGCGTCCTGGCGCCTGCCACGCTGTTTAACGAGGTGGATGAATGAGCAGCGACGCGTTCGCCGGCTGGCTTGAAGAAGGCAAGCGCTACCGCGTGGTGTGGGTTGAGGGGCCGACACGCTCCGAGCAGATCGGCCAGTACGCCGGATGGGGCGGCGGAAATGGCGGACTTGAGTGCTTTCGATTTGAATCGATCGAGGCCGATGGCGAGCGCACATGGATTCGCGCCTCAGCCATCGTCAACGTGACCGAGGTGCTGGACTAGCCATGTCCCTCGCCGGTCACCTCACCTATGCGCCCATCGAACAGCGGCACATGCCGTTCGTCATGGGCACGTTTTGGGAGAGCGTGCGCGAACAGCCCGGCGTGAAGTCCTCCCAGCGGCAGACCTACGAGCGCGCCATGGCCCGAGCGCTGCGAGCCCCCGACACGCGCAGCGTGGTGGTCAGCCCGAGCGGCTACCCCGACGAGATGATCGGCTGGGCTGTCGCGCTGCCGACCTGCCTGGTCTTCGCGTACGTGCGCTATCCCGACCGGCGCGGGCGACTCGGGCACCACTTCGGCGCCGACATCATCGGGCGCGTAGCACGATTCGGCGGAGGCGTGCTACCGCTGGCCATCTGGACGCGGGCCGCCTCGCGCATGGCCGCCAAAGGTTTTCCTGCGAGATACGACATCGACGAGCACGAGCGGTTTCTCCAATTGGCGAGGTGACGAATGAAGATTTGCAAGGTCCAGATTGCCAGCGGGCGCAGCTTCCAGGGCATCAAGAGCGGCATCACGCAGCTCAAGCCGGGCGACCCGTGCGACCCCGCGTGGGGCGGTGGCGTGGTCGCCGACCTGAGCTACAGCCACGACTTCAACTGCATCGTGGTGCGGAAGGATCGGCCGTTCAAGCATCAGGACGGCAAGATGCCGGCATTCGACGTGCTGGCGATTCCGTTCGCGCTGGTCGAGGCGGTCGCGCTGCTGGATGAGAATCCGACAGCGGACGAGTTGGCGGTTGCCGAGGAAAAGATCAAGGCCCAGCGAGCCGACGCGGTCATCAAGGAGGCCAACGCGCGCCCCGCGTGCTCCAAGTGTGGCGGCAACTCGGGCGGCAAGCCACTGTGCGGGACGTGCCACGCGGCCGAGAAGACCGCGCAGGGGAAGGGGAAGTAGCCGTGCGAGACGAGCGAGACGCCCCGCCCCAGCTTGTGCTGGACGCTGCCAAGATGCTCGACGCCATGCGGGCCGAGGCGAAGTCGCACGTTCTGGCGGCATACGATTTTACCGACAACGTGGTGAAGGGGACCAGCATCGAGTTCATCGACGAGGCCAACCGGCGTTGCATGTCCGTTCGCTTTTCGGTCAACGGCGTGGAGCACGAAAAGACGGCGGTCCTGTATTCTGGTGATTTCGCCAGGCCGTTCCGCACCAAGGAGGAGGCGTTCCACGCGCTCTCCGAAGCTGTTTCCGAGGCGGTCGGCCTTGCTGTTGTGGAAGCATGCGCCGAGCAGTTGTTCCTGCGTGTGCAGGGCGACAAGGGGATCCGATGAAGCGCCATCACCGCCCGGTCCACAACGGCCAGCGCTTCCAGATGGTCGGCCCGTCGCTGACCCTGACCCAAGACGAGGTAGCCGAGATCGTCCGCACCATGAACAAGGGCGCGTGGTGGCGGCGCGTCTGGGGCGGTCCGAGGGCTGGACGCGTGGCGGTCATAGTTGGGAAGCTGCGGCACATGCTGGAAGGGACGGAACCGTGAAGCCATCGCCGTCCGAGGTAGAGAGCGTGTTCCCGAGCGACGGCGAGGGCCAGGGCGGGTAACGATGTCCACCCTCGGCTACACGGACTTCACCGCGAACGTCGCTTGCTTCAAGTCGACGGCTCGGCGTTCGTTCGTATCCGAGGCCGATTGCACGCTTGGCGACCGCTTCCACGACAAGCAGTGGCGCTACGTATCATCGACGTCGCGATTTAACGTCGGAGTATGCAGCCGCCGCGCCGGCAAGAGCCGAGGCGCCGTTCGCAGAGCTGCGCGCGTCCTCATGGCGAAGGCCGGGGCGCGCGTCTGCTACGTCACGCTGATTCGCCGAAATTGCCGCAAGTACTTCCATGCTCCGCTGATCGAGTTGCTGCGCTCCAAGGGCGTGAGCGTGTCACCGAACGAGCAAGACCTGACGATGGTGCTCGACAACGGCAGCTTCGCGCAGTGCTTCGGCTGCTCCGATTCATCCGAAGTAGAGACGGTGCTCGGCGATCAGTGGGACCTGGCCATCATCGACGAGGCGCAGTCCTTCCGAAACGACGTGATCGAGGAGCTTGTCGAGCGCGCCCTGATGCCTTCGCTGCTGGACCGGCGCGGGTCTCTTGACCTGCTAGGCACGCCTCCGCCCGCTGGGCCAACCGGGTACTTCTACAAGGTGTTTTCAGAAGGCAAGTACGAGCGTCACCGCTGGACTCTGTTCGAGAACCCATGGATTCCGGTCGAGGACTTGGATGAGCTGATCAACAGTCGCGGCATCACGCCCGAGCATGCCATCTACAAGCGCGAATACCTCGGCGAGTTCGTAGTCGACCCCGACGCGCTCGTGTTCGAGTACCTGGCGGGACGTAACGACATCGAGGACGGTTTCAGGCCAGACCCCGACGACCCCGCGACGTGGAAGGAATGGCGCTGCTCTATGGGGGTTGACCTTGGCTTCTCCGATCGCGACGCCATCAACGTCATGGCCTGGAAGCCCGAGGACGAGAAGCACAGGTTGGTCGAGGGGTGGACCTGGCAGAAAAACCACCTCGACATCGACGAACTAGCCGAGGTCTTCGTTGCTGCGGTCGAGCGCTGGCGCCCTGTGCGGATCGTCGGCGACACGGGCGGTCACGGGGCCGTGAAGTGCATTCGCTCACTGGAATCGCGCCTCGGCCATTCGGTGCTCATCGAAGCCAAGCCAGCCAGCGTGGCCGACTCGATCGCGCTCATGAACGACGACCTGCGCACTGGCCGCATGAAGTGGGACCCCAACGGCATCCTGGTTGCCGACGCGAAGCTTGAGACGTGGGAACCGGGCCGCAAGAAGATCAAGGTGTCGAGCGCCTTTCACAGCGACGCCTTGCCGGCCGCCCGCTACGCGCATTCGTGCGCCTACCACTGGACCGGGAAGGCGCCAAAGAAGGCCGAAACCCAAGACGAGATCGACCGCAGAAACATCCTGCGGAGAAAGCAGATGCAGAATGAATACCTCACCGGCAGACGCTCAGCCTTCCGATAGTCAGGCAGCCGAGCCAACCATCACCGTCACGGCCCCGACCCCGGTCGACGACCTCGCGCAGCGCTTGCAACTTCTGCGCGACTGTGGCGTGCGGGCCTACAAGGACGGGTCGCTTGAGATCGTGTTCTCGGCGCCGCTCAAGCGCGAGAGCGCAGAAGACCGCACGCTCCGGTTGATCGCTGAAGCCGACGTCGCTTCGAGGGGGGCCTGATCATGGACATGGAGGGGAAGCGCACCTGGGTTGATGACCCGCACTTGTTGCGGCAAACGTTCGAGAGTTTGGAGCGTGAGCACGCCTCGCGCCTCATGCTGGACAAGCC